CGCTTCGAGGGAATGCGGGCAGTCGGCGAGCGGCTTAGCGATGCCGGGCAGAAGGTGGCCATGGCTGGCGGGGCGATGGCTGCGGGGCTCGGTTTCGCGGTCAAGACCGCTGCGGATTTTGAGGCCCAGATGAGCAAGGTGCGCGCCCTGTCGGGGGCTACGGAGGCCGATTTTCAGCGTCTGCGGCAGGCGGCGATTGATCTGGGTGCTAAGTCGGTCTATTCGGCGAGCGAAGCGGCGGAAGGTATGCAGATTTTAGCCGCTGCGGGGTTTGACGCCAACCAGATCATTGCCGCGATGCCTGGTTTGCTCAATGCGGCGGCGGCTGCGGGCGAGAATTTTGGCGCCGTGGCCGATATTATGGTGGCCGCGATGAGCGGGTTTGGCTTGCAGGCTAGGGATATGTCCCATATTGCAGATGTGTTGGCTAGCGCGGCGAATGCTTCAGCCATTTCGATCACCGATATAGGCTATTCGCTCAAGTATATTGCCCCGGTAGCAAAGACGGCGGGGGTGAGCCTGGAGGAAGTGGCGGCGGCCCTGGCCATTCTCGGCAATACGGGGATCAAGGCGGAGCAGGCGGGTACTACGCTGCGTATGGCTTTGATTAGGCTAGCCGATCCGCCGAAGGAAGCGGCGAAGATGATGGAGCAGTTGGGCATTCGGGTGACGGATGCCTCGGGCAAGATGCTGCCGTTTCAGCAGATTATCGCGATACTCCACGAGAAGTTTAGCGGCTTGAGCCAGGCGCAGCGTATCCAGGCGGCGGCCACGATTTTCGGGGCCGAGGCTATGTCCGGCATGCTGGCTTTGATTGAGGCGGGGCCGGAGAAGCTGGGAGCTCTGACGAGCGAGTTTCAGAACAGCAGCGGGGCGGCCCAGCAGATGGCGGATATAATGACCGACAACTTGGCCGGGGCTCTGGAAGAGCTGAAAGGAGCCCTGGAGAGTGCGCTGATCACCATCGGCACCATTCTCACTCCGGCGATCAGGGCAGCTACGGAGCATTTGAGGAGGCTGGTAGAGTGGTTCAATAAGCTTCCGGAGCCGGTCCAGCGGTTTATTTCTGTCGGCGCGGCCTTGAGCGCGGTGCTGCTGCTGGTCGGCGGCGGTATTATGATGTTCGTCGGCCAGATCATGCAGACCATGGCGACGGCCCAGAGCCTGGGGGTCACGCTCAGGGTGCTGCCGGGCCTGTTTACGGCTTTGACGGGGCCGGTTGGGATAGCGGTTGCGGCTGTCGCGGGCTTCGCGGCGGCTGCTTATCTGATCTATAAGAACTGGGATGGGATCAAGGCATTTTTTGCGAATTTGTGGGGGCAGGTTCGCAGCACGGTAGTCAATTTCGCGGGCGCGATTTTGGAGTTCCTGCGGCAATGGGGGCCGCAGATTTTGGCGGTGGTCGCGGGTCCGATCGGACTTTTGGTGATACAAATTGCTAAACGTTGGGATGAGATCAAGACGGGGGTTAGCACCGCCTGGGCCGCGATTAAGAGCGTGGCGGCGGCGGCGGTCGGCAATGTGGTGTCCACGATCCGCGATGTATTCGCCGGGGTGCGGAATATCGCGCAGGATGCCCTGGCTTGGGGCAGGGCAATCGTCGAGGGGCTATGGGAAGGCATTAAAGGCGCGGTCGGCTGGCTCAAAAATATGCTCGCGAGCTGGGTCGGCGACGTGATGAGTTTCGTGCGGCGTTTGCTCGGGATCAGCTCGCCGTCCGAGCTTACGCGGGAGATGGGCCAGCAGGTGGCCGAGGGCCTGGCGGTCGGCATAGAGGAGCGCAAAAACCTGGTATTGGCCGCTTTGGATGCCCAGGTCGAGGCGATGGAGGTGAAGCTGAAGGGGGCTGCCGCCAGCTTGGAGGCGATAGAGGCGAAGGTAAAAGAGGCCACGGCCCGGTTAGAGGCGATGGAGGAGAAGCGGCAGAGGGCGCAGGAGGAAAGAGAGCGGAGGCAGTTGCAGCAGGAAGTCGCGAACGCGGATGCTCGGGTAAGGCTGACGGAACAGGATATAGCTCTGCTGCAGAAGAAGTTGGCGGAGTACCAGAAGCATAAGAAAGATGTCTCCTCGGTCTTGCAGCAGATCGCGGAGGCGGAGCAGAGGCTGACGAAGGCTAAGCAGCAGGCGGCGGATGCCAGGGCAAGGCTTGCGGATTTCGAGGCGCAGAGGCAGGAGCAGGCGGCCCGCAGGCGGATCGAGGCAATTAGAGAAGAGGAGCAAAAGGCCCGCGAGCAGATTAAGAGGTTGAGGGAGCAGCAGCGGATCACGCAGGATTTGCGGAGCGTTATCGCGGCTTATTATGAGGATATGGCGGCGGCGCAGGAGGAGTACGAGCAGAAGGTTGCGGCGCTAAATCGGCAGTTGGCGGAAGATGAGCGCAGGCTTTGGGAGGAGTATAACCAGAGCCTTGAGAGAAGAGTGAAGTTGCTGCGGGATTTCGTCGGGCTGTTCGATCAGGTAAACCTCAAGCCGGTCAGTGGGCAGCAGCTCTTGGAGAACCTGCGGCAGCAGGTGCAAGTGTTCAAGCAATGGCAGGAGAACATCAGGGCTCTGGCGGCCCGGGGCGTAGATGAGGGCCTGCTCGCGGAGCTGCGGAAGATGGGTCCGAGGGCGGCGGCGGAGATCGCGGCTTTGAATACGCTGTCGGACCAGGAATTGAGCGAGTATGTGACCCTCTGGAGGATCAAGAATGCCGAGGCTAAGATGGAGGCGCAGAACCAGCTAGTCGGGCTTTTGGCCGAAACCCAGGCGAAGATAGCGGAACTGCGGGCGAAGGCGGCGGAGCAGTTGGAGCAGTACCGGCTGGCGTGGCAGGAGAAGACGGAGCAGATAAGGCAGAATACGGTTGAGCAGTTGAAGAAGCTGGTCGAGGAAGCGGCGAAGCATGGGACGGAGATGGTAACCCGGCTGGCGGCGGCTATCACGACGGCGTTGCCGCAGTTGAGCGAGGCTTTGGCGGGCCTGCCGGGCTTCGCGCCTGCCGTTGATAGCGGAGCGGCGAAAGAGGCACAGAAGCAGAAGAAGCAGGTAGTCGAGGCGGCGGTAGAGCAAAAGCAGGGCGTGGTGGACGCAAATGCTCAGGCCACGGCTACGGTCTTGCAGACGTGGTATAATGCGGGCTTAATGATGGCGGCGCGGCATGAGGAGATAAAGACGCAAACCTTGGCTACTTGGCAGCAGATACAGCAGCAGCTCTCCGTTTTGTGGGCTAAGATGCTCGCGGACGTTAAGAAGACGTGGGATGAGATGCGGAATTACCTGTTCGAGGTGACAAAGCAGGTCGAGCAGCGGTTTGCGGCGCTGGTCAATGCGGCTACCAACTGGGGCGTCAGCCTGATGAGTAACTTTATCGCCGGTATCTGGAGCCAGTTTGATCGCCTCCTGAAAACCCTGCAGGCTATGGCTGAGACGGTGGCGGCGTATATGCCGCATTCCCCGGCGGAGAAAGGCCCTCTGGCCCGGCTGGACGAGTGGGGTCCGGCCTTGGTGCGGGAAGTGGTGGAAGGTATCAGGCGGGGCCTGCCGAGCCTGGAGGAGATCATGGGCAAGATGGCGGGCGCGATGGCGGTGGCCCCGGTTCCGGCGGTTGCGGCGGCCGGCGCAGGCGGCAATGTCTATTATGGCGGCAATACGATCATAATTAACGTCCAGGGCGGGAGCATGCGCGAGATCGCGGAAGAGCTGCTGCGCGAGCTGGCGCGGCGAGGGGTGCGGATATAGATGGCCACGCGGGTTTACAGGGTATCTTTATTGAGCAGGTGTTGACCCAGGCGGTTGACACCTGCTCTTTCCGCATTCGGGACGTGAAGCCGGGCGAGGGCGAGGAGGTGCGGATAGAGGATGATGCGGTCGGCCTGCTCTTCGCGGGGATAATTGATAACGTGGGGCTGGTGCGGGACGAGGCGCGGGTGAAGATTTGGGAGGTCAAAGCTCAGGACTACACCTACCTCCTCGACCGCAAGCTGGTAGTGGAAACGTATGAGAACGTGCCTGCTGATGAGATAGTGCGAGATATAATCGCCAAATATGGCGGCGGGGTATTTACCGTCAATCATGTGCAATACGGGGCTCCGGCGGTCGAGTATATCGTTTTCGATTACAAGCGCCCCAGCGATTGCTTGAAGGAGCTGGCGGAGTACGTCGGCTGGGACTGGTTTGTGGATTATGCGAAGGATATATGGTTTTTCAACCCGGTTAATCTCAATCAACCGGCGCCGATGGTGTTGGAGCTTGGCGGTTATTTCCGCAACCTCAAGCACGTCATTGACCAGCAGGGGCTCCGCAACCGGGTCTACATTCGTGGCGGCACCATGCTGAGCGACCCCTGGACGTATGAGGTCAAGGCCGACGGCTCCGCCCGGGCCTGGGTTCTGCCGCACAAGCCGCACGACCTGACCGTGAAAGTGGGCGGGGTAGCGAAGACCGTCGGTATCGAGAATGTCCACGAAGAAAGCCAGTACGACTTTCTGATGAACTACCAAGAGAAATATGTCCGTTGTTCTGCCCAAACCCCTACTCCTGCTCAAGGCACCACGCTGAGTTTCACTTACCGCTATGAGATAGACGTCATTACGATGGTCGAGGATATAGCTTCACAGCAGGCTATTGCCGCCGTTCAGGGCGGGGATGGGGTGTATGAGCACGTCATCGTAGACGATAGCCTCACCACCATAGACGCTGTCGAGGCCGCAGGGTTGGCCGACCTGCGGGAGCACGCCAACCCCAGGGTGAAGGGCAGCTTTGAGACCGAAGTCCCCGGCTGGGCACCGAGCCAGCTCGTGACGATAAACCTGCCGGACAGGGGTATCCAAGGCACCTTTCTGGTGCAGAAGGTTACAATCACTCCCTGCACACCCGAAAAGTGGACGTACCGGGTGGAGTACGGCGGGCGGCTCCTAGGTATAGCCGACTGGCTCCAGGCTTTGTGGAAGGCGCAGCAAAAGAAGAAGCTGAATGAGACGGCTTTGCTCCACAAGTTCTGCTACGGGGCGGAGACGGCGAAGGTAGCGGATGAGATGGGGCCAACTATAATCCATCGCATTCCGGCTTTAGTCTTACCGGCGCCTTCGTTTTCTCGCAACAGTATTGCTTACACCTCCGGCGGCACGCAGGTTGCCGCCAACGTCCCTCGCTTCGAGCCTGGGCGTTTTGGTTATGGGGTGATGGTGGAGGAGGG